CTAAAAATAAATGGGTTCTTGTAGGAATATTGTATTTTACCTATTTGGCAATCGCTTGGTATGACGAATATTTATGTAGCAGAACATTGACACCTTCTTATTTACGTCACTTTTATGAATGGGCTAAACCGGCTAATTCCATGCAGTCAATTCAATACAAAAATCTATGTCCGAACCAGGCCCGTGAAATACTTATGGTTGATATTACTATTTTATTAATATTAATTGCATCGGTTCCGTATTTTTTGAGGTGGAACCCGACATAGGTTATCACTTGTAATTAAACCGTCGATGATAGATGTTTTGTGTCTCAATACAAACACCCTTCTCTTGAGTGCAATAATCTCATATATTAGTTTCACTTGCTCGAACAACATTCTGGGATGAATTGAAGACGTACGTATATTTTTACAGGTCGTTCATAATCATGACCGTATACCATTCAGATTACACAGAAAAAATACTTCAGCCAGATTACTCAGTAACTAAATGAATATAATCTTCTGGATAGGGTGTGTCCTCATAGTATCCTTCGCCGCCATCGTCCGAGGAGTCCATCCACGCGTCTTCCATATCATCGTCTAGTCGGTGACAGAATTCGTCATACGTGGGAGTAGCGTATTTAAAGTCGTATAACAACTTATCCAAATTGGCTATTGTCATAGAGAACAACCAATTGGCATGTCTGACTACTTCTAAACTTGACGGATTGTCGTATTTTTTTCTATATTCAATGCTTGCAACCCAACATCCTTTTGCCTCTACACACCGTTTCAACTGTTCTCTGACGGTTGGGTCGCCTATTTTTTCCTTGAGTTTTTCTGGATGGCCTGTTTGTATCCGATCCCCCAACATAGTTATTGCCTCATTGTATTCCTTGAAATAGTTTAACCATGAGTTGGAGTTTTCAAGAACGAGTTCTGGAGAGAGTGTCATTTGAATATTAAAAACAAGAATAATAGATCTTCAATTTTTCCGATTTATTTTAAAGTTAGACTTGGACTTCCATATTCTCCCTTTTCGAATTCATATTATGCATCATTATTCGAAGTTTACGCCGAATTTCTAACAGTTGAATGCATTGCGTATAGATGTAAAGTAATGTGGAAGTGACGAGAAATCCAAAAAGGAAGAAGATACAGCCTAATTGCATCTCCGGACTCATGTTGTCGTATGCAGACAAGATGAAACGTATTCAATTTTTAAGGTCCAAGACAAACGTCGCCTGAAAGTCTACTTCTGCATTCTCGTCTGGATAACCAATCGGATTACACAGGAAAGGAATATTCTGTATCGTCCTCTTGGAGGGCATGTGGGTATGCCCATAAAACCAGGCCTTGATATTGGGTGTAAAGAAAGCATCCATGTCACATGCAAACCATTGATGGTAAGGCATCATCTTTGGTTCCAAATACTTTGGATTAATCAGCGAAGTCGAAGGCATATGATGCGTAATGACCACGCAATTCTCATGGGTTAATGCCTCTTTTAAAAAATCAATACTTTTACGGTGCAGTCGATTACATACCCTGTAATCAAACCGAGGAATGCTATAAACGTCGTTGATGCTGTACTTTGGGTCGATGATGTTGGTCCACAAGGTAGTCCCCACAAAACAATATCCCCCATAGATTTCGTAACTATTATTCAAGAAAGAAATGTTCTCGAACTGTTTAAAATACTTATGCATATGTACGTTGGTCTCTTCCATGGGTCTACCGTAGTATTCGTGATTACCTGCAATGACAAAGGCTTTCATGAAGTGTTGACTGATAAACTTCATGAAACTATCATAATTGGCCTGGTATGGATTGCCAATGTCTCCCGCCAAGATACAGACCTCATCGCGCCCGGGAGGGATCTGTTGAAGAAAGGGATCCATCTGGGTCGGTTTCATCATTTCCAAATGGAGATCGGACATGTACCGAAGATTCATCTTATCTATATAGATTTTTACTCTTATATAAGATTACTATATTGTGATCCGAAAAGTCGAATAGAAAAACAAAAGATAATCACTTCAGGAACATGTGAAACCCACCCTAGAAAAGGTATTGAGACCGTCTTTAAGATACCATCGCGTTCAAATACTTACCATCGTTCCAGGGCATCGGCATAGTCGTCTTGAACCAGCATCTTCCATAATTCGTCGGGGTGATACTTTCGCTTGGCCAGGATCTCGCGTGCCCTCCACATCCATGCCATCATACATTCTTTTATTTTCAACCCATAATAATTTTCTCTAAACCTACCTTCAATCATCTGAATGATTTCAAATGCAAGTCTAACCATGTCAGGATTTAGGATAGGTGTCGGAGTCTCGGTTTGTAACACAGATTTCATCTTTGTATAGAGAGGCGTACCAAAGAAATAGATGCCGCCAAGGGGTGCATAAAAGTTAAAACAACTTTCGATGTTTGTGTGGTTCAAGTTTAAAAAGGTAATACCTTTATGCAGGGTAGGAGCAAAGGCCAATGGATTGCCGGATAGGTTGACACGGACCAATGATTTGGGTAACGTGATGGAGGTGAGCTCATTGTAACTTGCACACAATTCACGTAACTGTGAGGGCAACTGCAAAGAGGTGAGTTGGTTATCTACACAATCAAGAACATGTAATGTTTCGGGTAGAACTAATTGTTTTATCTGGTTATGGTCACAGTATAATTCTTTTAATCCAAGGGGAAGAATCAAGGATTGTAATTCATTGTAAGAGCAGTAGACGATTTCAATTTGAGAGGGGAGTATCAATGTACGAAGGTGGTTGTTACAACAATGCAATTCTATCAAGGTATTGGGAAGGGTGGATATTTGTAGATAAGGATTAAAGGAACAATAGAGTTTGACCAAGGTATCGGGTGGATGAAGATGTTGGATAGAATTTTCCGTAATGTCGAGTATGGTCAGTTCCGGTAAACGGGGTAGATGGGTCAGTCGATTGTGCGGACAGTTTAGTCTAGACAGAGAGTGAGGTAACTCTGGCAACTGAGTCAATCGATTGTATCCGCAATACAGATCCTCTAGACCGGATGGTAGAGAAGTTAAGGAACCTAGATTGTTCAGGTCTATCTTCATCATTTTCTCCATGGCTTATACCTTGTCATAAGTTTAAACTTTTTTTAAATGGTTCTCTGTATACTATCTTTTCGAGAACAACGAAGTCGACGGGCACCCTTATGACAATGTGTGCAAATCCTATCCAAAACACAAGAAAGTGAGATTAATATTAAAAAATACTGCATGGAAGAACTAGGATATTCAACGACAGCATTGATCCCTTAACACAAGGGGCTCCGGCAGCAGGGGCATATTTTTTTAGGTAATTTTTGTAAACAATCCATACAGAAGGGCTGTTTGCAAGAAGTGCATGTGTAATGAAGCACGACCTCTTCCAGGAAACAAATGTCACATGTTCCTTGCATCGTATTATGCGGCGGATCCGGCTTAGAATTAGTCTTGTACTTTGATTTAACCTTATCAGTAGGGGAAGAAACGCGTCTAATAGCGTATCCTTTTCCACCGCAACACACATGACTGATGACAATATGCGGATTATTGCGTAAATAAATAACACGCTCGTCAACGCTTGTAAAGTGAATATAGTCGTGTCGCTCTTCCATTTTCGATACCTTCGATTATACCTATTTTGTATGTATCAATTTTTAAACTATCCACGCATAAAAGGCATTTGTTCTTCTGTTACACTTCCGCAAAGACAAATACACAATAACTTGTAGAACAACTTGCAAAATTTCATCTTAGATTAAATTAATATCTTTTATTCGGCTAATGCATTTTCAAATACGTCTTCGACCCCCGACACAGTTGGATACAATAATTCTTTAACATCCAACTTTAGTTTTTGTCCAATCTGGTTGAGTGTTTTCGCAAAATCGCCTTTAGAAAATTCACCTTCAAATTCTAATTTTGTATAAGGTACATAATAAGCATCCACCATTGTTTTAGGGTCAGGTCCTAGTTTTGATCGAATGCCTTCGTATTCTGCCTTTGTTAAAACTGTATCCATTTGTACCTCTTTATCCAACATTTTGCTTATGATACTCAGAGATAGGGAGTTTGATGTTTTTAATCCATTATCATCATCACCAAAGATAAGAAACATGTTGTAACTTAACGTTTTAACATAAACATATTTCTCTAGATTGAAACGTGTCTCCCATGGAACTGCACATATATTTGCAAAAAAATTATATACCTCTGCATTCGTTCCAGCCTGACGATAAGTACCTTCTTGTAAGGCGAGAAGCATATTTTTAACAAATAGGGCAGTCTTTTGATTACGAATATCACATTCGAATACACGCGATACACGGGATCGCCCTCTTCCTTCAACGGGTCGAAAGGATATTCCCGATGGCCCACTCGCATTACGTATTGGACTACGACCTCTAGACCTTACCGAGTCTTCCACCTCCGAATTTGAACCAGATGTACCCAAGAGATAGGCGGATACAGGGTGAGAAGTATCGTTCACCGCAATGGCTAAACTTGTTATCATTTCTCCTATTTGTGGTTTAATGTTCCGAATAAAAAATAATATCTTATCACATCCCGCATAGACGGCCATTTCAAACATCGCATACAGCATACGTGTATCCCTTCCAATCTCTGTCATAAGGATAATCGGCAATTGTTCCCGTGTACCATTTCCTATTTTTATGATGATTTCTCTCATTTTTATGATGATATCGATTTGTTGGGCATTTGGAATAGAAGTTAACCTAAAAAAAAACTTTAGGTATTGGTCGCTTGCCTTACCTTTTGTTTGTGATATCTTATACAATGTATCCATAATAGAATACCCTAAACTCTCCATGAGTGTACCATATTGGCGACTAGAACGAGCATAAAAAAAACTATCAGAAAGTAATCGCACATTTTCTATACTCGCATCTTTTACAAACATGGAAGATAAGGCTTCACTATCTTTCTTACCGTGGAGTTTTTGTGCCAAACTTCTTATGATATCTTTTTTTTCTGTTTTTGATAATTCTATCAAAGAAAACTGTCGAAGACATCGAAAAGTCGCATTACCCGCAGCCGCGAGTGCAGCACTCTCTTTTAATACGTGTTCAATTGTTTCCATATTGTCTGGCATAAAAAACTTCAACCCACTTCTCTCGATCATGCATAAAGAAATGTAATAGGATAACTGTGCTTCCCAATATCGTTCAGCTGTTCTCGTTTGTGGATCATCTCGAATATTATTGGGGTTTAACGTGGAAGCCGAAAAAATACCCACGCCGACTTTTTTTAAAGTGGTTTTGGCAAAACACCATAAAAACTTGCTCTTTCGCTGGATTAACAATATTTCCAAAAATATCTCAAAGGGTATGGCACCGGCGAGCTGACAGATGTGTGCAAGTACATCTGAACTCAATTTTGAAGTTAACACTAATCCGCCAGGTCGATTGATACATACTCTACCTGGACCTGATCCTATACTAGTAATCAATCCTTCTGAAATGGCAGTTTCATTCCATTTCCTACCATCCAAATATTCAAACCGTTTCTTTACCTCATCGTATTGTTCTTCGCCTTGTACGTGTTGACGGTCTAGGGTTTGACCATTTGGAGCTTTAAATGGATTAAACTTACTGATAAATAACATGGTTAGTTCCACTTTAAGGGTTGTATCAGGAAAAAATAATGGAAATGGATCACGTGAAAGTTTGGCATGAACCTTTCTGCAAAATAATTCTATCTCGAGTTTATTAAATCTTTGCATTCGATAGTCCCAAGACCAGTCCACTTTTTTTGTTAGGTCTATGGCTGACTGGGTTGGTCGAGATACCGAAACAGGCATTGTCATAGCAGGAACAGAAACAACTGGCGTTGCCATAGGAGGCATAGGTGGAAATGGTTGTGCCGTAGCAGGGACAGGTGTAAATGGTTGTGCCATAGCAGGGACAGGTGTAAATGGTTGTGCCATAGGAGGCATAGGTGGAAATGGTTGTGCCGTAGCAGGGACAGGTGGTAAAGGTTGTGCCGTAGCAGGCATAGGTGTAAATGGTTGTGCCATAGCAGGGACAGGTGGTAAAGGTTGTGCCGTAGCAGGCATAGGTAAAGGTTGTGCCGTAGCAGGCATAGGTAAAGGTTGTGCCGTAGCAGGCATAGGTAAAGGTTTTGCCATAGCAGGCATAGGTGTAAATGGTTGTACAATTGGTGTTGCTGGTTTTGTATTTGTGTTTAACATTCCTCTTGGGGATTGTAATGGTTCTGTAGTTACCTTTTTTGTTTTAGGTTTACTCTCAGTATTTGAGTTGGAATTAGAGTTCACCCTACCTCTTTTTTTAGTTTTACGTGTATTAATTGGACTATTATTCGAATTCATTATATAGTCAAAATATTTAAGGTATGTACAATTGAGGTTATATCAACTTCCTCATATAGGATCTAATTTTTTATGGACGTATAGTAATGATGGAGGCCGTGATCGTAGAGTTTATGGGAACCCTGGTGTTTTTGTACGTAATTTTGGCGACGGGTAATTTCGCGGCGATCGGTGCAACCTTGGCATTGATGATTTATTTAGGAGGCCCCATTTCGGGTGGCAATTTCAACCCGGCGGTGACCGTGATGTTGGTGATGGCAAAGAAACAAAAGATGGATACTTTGTTGCCTTACATTGTTGCACAGGTGGCCGGCGGAATTGTCGCACTGCAGTTGTTTAATGTGATGAAATAAAATCAGCGTGAAATAAAACCAGCGTGAAATAAAATCAGCGTGAAATAAAACCAGCGTGAAATAAAATCAGCATGAAATAAAACCAGCGTGAAAATAAATAAGCGTGAAATAAGTATGAAATATATGCGTAGTATATAATGGCCGCAGAAGAACCAAGCTCGTCGCTTAGATCAGGTCGTCTGTTTTGTACAATTGGACGAATGAATCCACCAACCGCCGGACATATGAGTCTAATCGAGCGTTTGTTTGAAAAAGCCTCGAAAGTGGGAGGGAACGTAGTCATCTTTATATCAGATTCATCTGGTGGTGATAAAGGTAAAGAAAATCCACTATTGTGTCCAAATAAAAAGATTGTATTGGAAAAAATGATTGCGAAAATGATTGCACGTAATCCACTTTTTAAGGACGTACCCTTTGAAGTGAATTGTGGAAACCCCGTTCTTTCAATATTCGGATATGTCGCAAAGAATAGACCGGCTGAAGTATTCATCCTTCTTGGTAATGAACCTGAAAAGGTAGAAATGGGCGAGTCAATTAGGAGTGGTTTTTTTGATGCATATGTACCTAAATTCAAGGAAGGATCCGATCAAGATACGATTGATGCTGCCATACAATTGGCTAGAGAGAAAACCGAAAAAAGACGTCAGACCTATGGAGGGATTACTCTTCAACTACAATTTATGGATAGACCACCTGGAAGCATTTCGGCTACAATGGTTAGACAATACGTTACATCTGAAAATAAACCTCAATTTAAAGCCCTCTATAATGGTTATCTTGAAGATATAAATCAAAATAGTTTGTTTACAAATATAACAAAGGGATTGAACCGTATTAAACAAAACGCAACCTCCAAGGTCAAATCTAAGCGCCCATCCAAAACATCTAAAACGAATGCCAACAATAACAGACCTAAAAAGCGGCAAACTAAAAATTCGCGATAAGTATTTCAATTTTTAACGTGAAATAAAACATTGATTAATTCAATGGAATGGCGCCCCATGACCCCAAAGGACATTCCATGTGTGTACAGTGTATCCCTTCTGGTACATTCCTTGTACGAAGACCCAGAAATATTTCAGGAACGTAGGTCGTTGTCCCGTGGCAGCTACGTTCTACTTCATGAAGACCTTGTGGTCGGTTATCTGATTTCGCATCCGTATCGGAGAAACACCTACCCTCCGCTCAATACATTGATTTATAAAATACCAGATGCACCTGATACATGGTACATACACGACCTCGCTATTCTACCCGAGTTCCGCGGTCGAGGCATGGTTCGCCCGATCCTGGCCGAGGTAAAAGCACTGGCCTTGATTCATGGGATCAATGAATTATCTCTGGTTTCTATCTATGGAAAAGAAGTGTTTTGGAGGAAGATGGGCTTTCGACTTGGAACGGGTGCAAAGTATGGGATGCTCATGAACCTTATCATTTGATTTAAAATGTTTAAATTCATATATATGGGTAATGCAACGTCCAATCGAAGGACCAAAAAAAATTTAAGCCCTTTAGACCCTTATAGTATTAAAGAATTTAATCGTGCGTTTGATTTTACACATTCTTACAGTGACCCGTATATACCTTTGATACTGATACAAGCCCATTCAACCGAACCAAATGGTATGATTGATATGACAAAAGGAATGCATTTATTTCATTACTGTAAAAAGGGTTGTATTCTAAGAACAACCCAATTAAAAGGCAATACCGATAGAAGTATTAGCATGGAATATGCTTGTTTAAAAAAATTAGATATTTATGATCTACATGAAAATAAATGTCCAAATTATAATTTTTTTATAGATGAAGCCAATAAAGAAGAAGGAGGTATATACATTTGTTTAGAGAACGAAATACGTAAACTATTTGAATTTAAACCAGGCCATCTTTATTCTATTGGAAGGATTATTCAGTTTATAGAAAAAAATGTAAACACTGGAAAAATACACATTGGGGTTTTATCTTGTAGAACGACAAAAGCATGTTCAGAGGTTATTCATGCATTACCGGGCAGTCATTCTCAACAAGCAAACATGATAAATAAATATAAAATACATAAACAGTTCAATCGTACGATGAACAATAATGTGGGAAAAAGAAAAAATATGCATCAAGCGTTTGCACTTGAGATGAATACAACAAGGAAAAGGAAAAGGAAAGGTAACGGTAATTCACGTAATAGGTTATCCAATAAAAATCCACCCAATGTATAATTGATCTACATGTTTCCTAGTAAGTTCCGTGTCTTTGTATGCATGATAGATCTCTTTTACGTGATAGAACCTGGCCAGATAACCAAACAGCATCACGGTAGTTAAAAAGATCAACAATCGCTGATTTATTTTAACCGACAATAGACCTCCCGTAAAAATAAACCATACCACATTTGTAAACACGACATAGACTATGGTGTGAAATACAACCGAGAGGAATATTGGACCACTGTTCTGGGAAATAAAATCCGTAAGAGATAATTCAGGATTTGTACTCGATAAATATAACTTTGTGAACATATCATAAGGTTATATATTCTTATGACCCTATTCGACCAAACACCCGACCTGACCAAGGCTTTCCTCTATTTTGAAACACAGCTTAAGCCACTCACATATATGAATCCACGTCTGGATCAAAGGTCTATCCTTGACCTGGTCGAGACATGCAAAGGACGCCCCTGTTTGATACGGACCACATCTCTCTGTCAAAATACATATACGTATTACTTCTTTGAAACGTGTCTGATTCAAGAAATTAAAGTACATTTGGAACTCGTGTTTCTGATCCTGAAACATACCTTATCGCCGGATACATTGAAAGACATTGAGTTACCTGCTCGGATCATAACAAGTGAATTCTTTCGGAACTCACATTAAACGCTGTTTTTGAGGACCAGCTTCTGGTGGCTATTGTAAATCATCATTTTGATTTCTTCCTTGATACGGTTCAAACATTCATCGTTGTCTTTGTTGTCTAGGTATTTCATGAACTTTTGCTTGAGTTCTTCTTCAGGGTTAGAGTCCAGCCACTCCTCCAGCATCATCTCTTTCTCTTCATATAAACGGTCTAATTCATCTTTCTTGTTTGCAACATTCCAGTTCTGGCCATCGTATAGCATGATGTATTTGTCCTTGATGTTGGAGATATAGATGTTCCTATTCTCAGGTTTTAAAGGGTTAAAGTGAACCTTCTCGATCATACTCTTCACGCAATGATTCACTCTCTTGATGCAATACATGTAATCTTGGTCAGTGAGATGAGAGATGTCTGTTTCTCTGTAAGGCAAAAGAGTAAAATGATTGATCGTATTATTGGTTGTATTAAACGAACCACTGATCTCTAGTTTACCCATCAGCTTTTCGATTTGTTTGGATTGGGTTTCGATCGTCTTGGTTAGTTCTTGTCTCTGTTGTTCCATTTGAATATTCATCAGACGAACCAACTCTTTCAGATCTTCATCCTTGTTTTTGGTACAAGTATATTTGATGTGTCTATTCATAGATTGTCTAAAAGAGAAATCCTTTTCGCAATATTTACAAGTGAACATGGTGACTATTTCAGATGTGGATGTTTTGTTTTCGGATTGTTGCTTATTTGTTGCTTTTTTGTTTTCGGATTGTTGCTTATTTGTTGCTTTTTGTTGTTTTAGGTTTTCAGTTAGGAACAATATATGTTTTGTACTAGTCATATGTTTTTCATAATTGAACCTTCGAACCGTGACATAATTACAGCATTTACAAGAATATGCCATATAATAGAATAATATAATAAATTTTATATAGTTTTGCTACATATGTGCTTAAAATGTAGTAATTTATATACATTATAGATTGGTTATATTAATAAGTTTGTAGCAAAAAACACACCATCTGCTACTTTTGATGACAACACTAAATTTTCACTTTTTGCGGGAGAGAGCGAGGGAGAGTCGAGCAGAAAGAAATCCTGGATCCATGTTTTTAAAAATTCTCTCCTCTGTTCCTTTTTCCTTCCGTGCATACTATTTTAATTGTTGTCGTAATGTTGTCGAGTTGTTGTCGTAATGTTGTCATGAAAAGTAGCATAAGGTACATTTTTTATAATTCTTTAAAATAATTGAAACATTCATCGTCATATAATAATTCTGCTACTTACAATATTAAAAGTAGCAAACTATATACATAATAGATTGTAAAATATTTAAAAAAGGTAGCAAAAATACACCATGTGCTACTTTTCATGACAACACTAAAAATCAATTTTTTTCGGGAGAGAGAAAACTAGGTCCGACCCGGAAAGAAATCCTGGATCCGCGTTTTTAAAAACGTCCTTCGAAATTCATTTTTAAGATTTTAAGAATTATTTTTTTGAAGGGATCCAATTTTTTAAAATATGCAACTATCCTAATGGATCAACCCATCGATACGACCCAAGCTACGCAAGCAAACCAAGACCAAGTATTTGATTTTGAATTTGACTTCGCCATGTGCCATGGGTCGTACGAGTTTCATAGGTCGTATTGGTATCGATGATACAGAGACAAAAAAGGTCAGCCTTAAAGATACGATTCAAAAAAATAATCCTCGTTTTACTCTGACCAAGAGAGAAGCCAAGTGGTTTGATAAGTAATTATTCATCACTTTCCTCACTATCGTCATCGCTTAGGTTCGGATCGGATACAGGTAGTCCGAATACACGCTTGTAACCGTCCTCCCATCGAAATTTCGCCCACGCACGTGCACTTGACATATTATTATGTATCTTCTTCTTTAAAACAGACTTTAAAGTTCGGGTAGGGTTCTGATTGATAGTGCGTCGAACTTCTGACATATATTCGATCCATTTGGATTTGATAAGGTCCCACTCTTCTGGCTTGTCTCGTAATGAGTTTGGTTCATAAAACCCATCTTCGTATTCCTCCTTCTTTTCAAGATTGGCTTGTGTTTTCTCATGTAGTTCACGCACTCCAGCGGAGAGGCTGTATGCGATATAGCCCGTGTAAGTGCCTGGGTCCCAGTGGTATTTCAACCATTTCGCGGGTCTCGTTACAGGAACCGTAGCATTGACCGTCTCATAGATCTCAAGGATCCGCACGAGATCCTTTTCCACGGCCTTCTTCTTTTCAGGAGTGATTTCCATCGTAATAAACCCGCGATCAGGTTCGTATTTCTTTGACATGTTTGCAGGTCCGTAGAGTAATCCAAGAACAAGAGCCGTTGCATCAAGAAGCCATTTACGACGACTGTCTTTGGATACAAAGTCCTCGGGTACAACCACGGGATCACCACGGACACCCCAGATGGCCACAGCACGGTCATGATAACCTGTCCCAGGTGTCATCAACAGTTTTTTTACGAACGAGACAAGCGGCGATGCATGCTGTGCATGGTATCTCTCACCCACTGAGAGAGGAGCTCCATTCTGATGCCAGTCAAAGATTTCGATACGGTCCGTCGCGGTTGCATTCGAGAATTTCCATACGAGAATAACCGTGTGATCAAAGGTCGCTTGATCTTCAATCGTCAGTTCAGAGTACTTGCGGAATAATTCTGTATTGGGTGGCCACTGTATCGGAAAGAGATCATTTCGAAAATGAGAGAGGGTAGTAATACGCTGACGACCGTCCTCGATATAAAGGGTATGATCTACAAGCGTTTCTTGGCTCATCAACATGGACGGAATTGGATATCCTTTGAGAATACTCCAAATGAACTTTCGCTGACGTCCAAGTTCCCAACGAAACTCACGCTGATGCGGAGGGATGCTAAGACGTTTCTGGTCTAGGTCATCCACCAGGTCTCGGACTGAAATAGGCTCGTGTGATTTACGAATGCGAGTAGATTGATTTGCCCTCATTGTAAGTATTTGTACAGGTGTGTCTTTCTTTTATGGGTCATCAATTTTAAAATAACTAAATCAGGAATTCTGCAATGTTCTCTCTAAGCGTATTGTTTAATTCGTACAGGAAAATATTATCCAGGTCATCGTTGGGTATTCTACCACGTTTACTATCGTGTTTCATATTTGTCATAAAATCATCTATGTATCGAGGACATTTACTTTCCGTATCTGTTTTTATTTTATCCCATTGAACAAGAAATGTTTTGTAGTCCATCTTCTTTCTGTATTGTAAATAAAAGTAATACAGTTCATGATTGTATAAAACATAATTGTCATAAATGGCATCTGCAATGACCGGTGTAGGATCTTTCTCATTCAACGAGACAACGTAGGGTTCGGAAAGATTGGTTGCAATAATATAGGATTTGATGGTTTTATTTTTGTATTTCTCATAATTAAGAGTATTTTCCGTTGTATTTTTGATGAGGAAATTGTCCAACAAACAACTCGTTTTAATCTCATTAAAATTTAAGGCGTTTAATTCAGGTTTTATATACAACAATACCACTTCTGTTTCATTGTAACCAATAAAAATACATTTACTTGTCAATATAAAGGTGTTACTTGTATCGGTGAAGGTTAAAGGATGTTCTATATTCCAGGACGTTTTCGGGTGAGCTTTGACAACTAGATCGACAAGTAAATTCACATGCGTCATTTGTTGATAATGTGTGATTAAATAATCAGTGAGGGTATTCCCATTCGTATTATCCACGAAGAGGGCTTTACAGCAACACGTATGATGACCCCTCAAATGATGCTGATATGAATTCTCATAGATATGTAAAATAGTATACAATTCTATGATAGTTATTCCAGTTTTATAATGGTGTTGTGTGATTTGAACCATGTAATAAAAAACAATGAGTTCCAACGGACATAGTTCTTTATTTCCATTGAGGTTATACTTAATTTTTTCTATGATAGTTATTATTTTCTTGTTATATCTATCATATTGTTCGTTTGTATATAACAACGGAATGGTAACATCCTTTTTATGTATCTTTTTTTTATTCAGGAGAAGATGTTTATTGTAGTCTTTCCAGTTATAACATTTGGAGATAGGTCTATTGTACGCGATAGAGTGTTGTGTCGCAATCTGTCTTTTATCATACATCTCATTTTTGAGTAAATCAAATATCTTCATCACTAAAATTCCATATCGAATATTATGATGTCCCATATCAATCAATTCCTTGTTACCCGTTTCTTCGTCAAAGGTTTGGTCATTCAATTGGTTTAATGCATCGCCCTTTAGACGTAGAATATCCCTCACGGAAACTACATTTGAAATACTTATATTCTCTATTTCAAATACTTCTCCTGTTCGACGAAGCCATTCTTTGATTTTTCTTCCGATTTCATCTTCGCCATAGACAATATATAACGTACGTTTCATTCGTGTAATCGACACATGGAGTAGACTATCATAGATAAGGGTGTCTTTGATACCACTATATCTTTTTAATGCATGCTCGTCTATTCCAACCACAAAAACCACTTCACGACCATCTCCTTTCGACGCATGGATGGAGACAATACGCGTCGACCTTGCTGACTCATCTAAATTAATAGAACTTCCTTCTTCTGACTTATGAAAGATCGAATACCGATAATATGTAGTTGGGTTATGGTTCCTCCAATAATCATCGTTTAATGATGCAATGTAGTCTGGTGTTAATTTAGTATTCCAATAATGATTAATGGCAACATCCAGAATATTGGCGAATGGATTGGTTGAAACAAATGGAACCACCACCAGGAAATTCTCTGGCATATATCCATGTTGTTCAACTTGCTTGTTGTATTCAAACATGATTTTATCTACCCTATCTTCAATTTCATCAGTATTTCCTTTTGATTTCGCAAGGATAGGGATAACAGAAGGAGTGGTTGACCTGGGTATAACCTTGTAAGGAGAAACAGGATGTAAGTTATGTTTTTCAAAAGGAACCATGTGATTTACAAAATCCACCAAGTCCGGATCTATAAAACGACGACATATATTGGAAGGTTCTTCCACGATTGCATACGGTGAGGTTTGAAATACAGAAAAAGCATTGATTTCATTTGAAATACTTTGAAGTTTGTCTCCTACCACGTAGACATCCATATTTGTTTTCTTCATCACTTCCAACATGGCTTCTGCATAACAACTTTTCAAGTCTTGTGCCTCATCTATGATGTATAAGGTTTCCGCGTTTAGTTTTGGATTTATGGATGCATATTGAATGGTTCCACGCACATCTTTGACCTCGAGATGTCCCTCAACAATAGATTGTACAATCCCTGTAAACTTGTCAAATGCTGTCACCTGTTTGTCTCCGATAGAATACATAAAGGAGTCAATGGTGGCAATCACAATTGTACAATCCTGTTGTACATGATTTTTATAATGAATGATAAATTTCTTTTTGTCCTCCTTTATTTCACTGACATCAGAGAACCCGAGTGAAGATTGCTGTGTTCTAAATTCTTCTTTGATAATCACCCTAGCAGAATGTTGTTTGGTAACATAAATAAAATGTTTATAATGGATAAAATCTTCTCTCGCTAACATTTGAATAATACCCCACGTTTTACCATTACCTGCACCTTGTTGTTTTACAAAAAGCTTTGATTGGCAAGGAACAACCCATTTATCCACTGTACCCGTTTTAATAGAGTGGATAAAATCGTCTTTAAAAATTGGAGATACATGAACGGTGAGTGATTTTATCATTTGTGGAATGACTTTATAGAGAATGGTTCCTATATTGATATAAATAAAGTCACAATGAATAAAAGAAGAAAATTTCCAAATACTATCAATCGTCAATACATCGCCATTTAGTTGAATAGTTGAACCGTCTACAACCCATAGGACATTCTTGTGATGAAGAGAATAATCAAAGTTTCGTTGGTCCACCTCTTCTCGGGTAATCGAACTATGTTGTATTTCAACCACGTAGTTTCCCTCGACGATATCCGCTCGTCTTGACTTTGTCTGTCCCTCGAGTTTATTGAACCCGACCTCAATCTCTTGAAAATGACGCTGCCATTCTTTGTGCCATTCGGTGAGCTCACCCCTCACATCACTTGTATGTTTATGTCTGAAATGCCATTCATTATGATGACCTTTTACACCAATCAATTCATGTTCATTGATACAATAAGGTGTACCCTCTTGATAATCTTGTATTGAAATTCGTTCGCCACCCACAACTGCATATTTTGTCTCAGGATGGAAACACTTCATACTAGTTTAGTTACAACATCTCTAAATCAAAATAGAGATCAATCAGGACCTATCGATTATTCTTCGCCGTACGCTTGAAACGGGATACTTTGGTTCTCTTTCGGTCCGTTTTACGGATTGTAACAGGCTTGGTACTTTTTGATTTGAACCATCCTTTCGCTTTACTTTTACCTTTTGTCATTTTAGGTGTTTCCACATAGTTTGCATTATAGTCTGGTGTAGGAGGCGTAACAACTGTCGGAATAGGGGTAACAGCTTTCGGAATGGGGGGCGTAACAGGTTTTGGAATAGGGGTAACAGGTTTATCTGCAAGATCCGTTAATTCTTTCAATACATACAATGTACCCTTACCACCATAGGCATCAAAAAAGTCTCTCGGGTGCATCACAGTTTTCAGTGTAATCAATTCTTTGTCAAAGAATGTATCGCCATATTTGGCAATCGCCCTGAGGGATGGGTCAAAGTGATAGACCGTTTCAATGTCCTTGTAGAGTATCTTTCTATCCCGGATAAACTGTACTAGCGTGGCGACTGAAATAAATGGTAAGAAGTTTCGTGAAAACTCGAGAATAATCATGTAACTAGACAAGCGAAAATAGGGAACCATTTCAGGCTGTATTCTATAAAAACTTTGGGGGTCTGTATCCACGATACAAATCTTGCCGTTTCGTACTCCCAAGTTGGCTGGTTTCATATCTAAATAGACCCATCCTTTTTGCAAGACCATATCTAGAATATGGACCATCTGATGAAAAAGCACATCGGATACCTCAACAGGAGTGCATAATTGTTTTGCATAACGAAACCGGTTGTCTTTAAAAGGATTGTCTTTAAACAAAAAAACTTCTGGTATCAACTCGCCAAATATCGTACGTAAGTAGGCGGTGAAGTTATATTCTATTTTGATTTCGGTGTTGTTATAATTAATCTTTTCTTCCAGGGTCCAATATTTGGGTAGACCCTCTGTTCTCTGGTCGTCGAATGCATTGATAACAGCATAATCATCTGCAGGGTCTATCGTCCAAACCATTTTACTTGTACCGACCCCTAAAATACGTGCGTCTCTCACTTTCTGTTTAATCGGGGGTTTAAAGATCGGGTCCATCTTATAGATAACGAAATATTTATTCTAAATATTCTAAGTATCGGAATAATATTGAACCTCTAAATAAGTTACAATATGATGCAATATGAATACCTTTGCACGTCTCGGTCTTAGAGTAATCGTCATACCCTATCCTTCTCCAGAAGAACACGACCATACCATCTATCGGGTTGTAAGGGAAAAACAAACCTCTAAGCATGCAAACGAATATGGAACACTCACTACAACGGTCTATGACAACCTTCTTTATATTCGAACACTGGATGTACCCGTGCGACATCGAGGCAAAGGGATAGCCCTAGCCTTGATGCAGTATGGACTGTTAGACCAGATGGAGAAAAACCCTCAACTCACAGTGTCTGAATTAGACGACCACAGCGACCGACCATGGGATGGACCGGGTAATCTCTACTATAAATTGGGATACCGTTTCAAGCCTGGCAACTCGGAAGAAAAAACACTGAATTTAGTTAATTTAGTTGAATTTAAACGTATTTAATCATTTTTATTGAGAACCCTATACCATTCTGGCATCGGTCGCTTCTTCCACGAAGCCAGCCTTTGTTTCTCCGGAGACTGGTAGTATTGACGGTAGGCAACAATCGGGTCCTCGTGCTTGTATTCATCTGGCATGGCCTGGGCAAAAGGCGTCAACCCAGTCATCGGAAACTTGTCTGCAGTCGGTGCATAGTCGCGCAAGTACGGCATCAACTTGTAGGATGCATGTACCTTGTCTTCCGGATGACCGTACCGATACTTCCATTCTGTATGCATCGCATCGACCAGGTCCAGGGTCCACATGTAATTCTCCAGCGAGGTTCGCATCCACACCGTGACTGGATGGTTTTTGTGTGCTATCCGATACAACTTGACCTTGGTATGAATGTCTCCATCTGGATCTATCAAACGTAATGCCGTGCACAACATCTGGATCGCTTCCAGGATGATTTTCGCGATATGCTTGTCGAACATCGCTTCGACGCATTCCTGCAGGTTACGAGAAAGAATAAAGAGGTTCATCTTTTTATGTTTTGTGGGTTAAAATACTTATACAAGATCGGATCAATTTTATGTCTCATATAT